CTTCTGGTTCATCTGGAACATCAGACTTTACATACGTATTTACAACAGGATAACCATCTGAAAGATTTTCAGCATAATCATATTTCTTAGTTTTGTTCATTTACAATCCTCTTTGTGTAATATTCCTTATTGTTATCAATTTCGTTTTGTCTATCTCTTGCTGCTGTATAAGCAAGTTCACCAAAAGAATTACCAAGTAATGTCATATCTTCTGGAGAAAGAGAATCAGTTATAGTATTAACTACTACTTGTCGAGAAGTAACACCATCATCGATAAATGCAATATAGTCAACTTTAATTTTATGTTCTTTTGCAAGTTCAGCGTTGATGCTATCTTGAATTCGATATTCATTCATTAAGCTATCATATAGAAATTCATAACGTGCTATACTGTCGGCAACAAACTTCTGTCTTGCTTCCGCTCGTTTTGCTTCTTCTTCAGCTCTTACTCTATCATTTGCATCCTTACAACGTTGACAACCTGCACAAAGACATGCATTACCAAATGACTTGTCTCTATCTAAATCTATTTGGGTAAATCCAAAATACATTAAACCTAAAAAGATTGCCATGCATATAATAACTGAAGCACCAAGAATTGCATATGCAGTTTTTGACAATTCTGTATCACCAATATAATGATCACCGTCATACGATGAGCCTATACTGACAACGTATGGGTGATGCTCTTGATTATCCATTAGTTATCATCCTCTATAAAAGAAATGTTTACTGGAGTAAAATCTTCTTCCTTACCTACATCGACAAACTTAGCATTTCTCCAATAACGTTCATTATGGTCAATTTCTTTCTGTCTCAAAGCAATCATCTTATGTGTTGCTTCTCTGATAGACCTATTAACCATTTCTGTATCTTTGTGAGTAATAGAATCAGTTACTACTTTGGATGCAACAATTCGTCTTGTAACACCGTCATTGATAACAGTATACATTTCGATAGTTACAGGCATAGAAAACTTACGGTCTTCTACAATTTCTTTCTGAAATGCAGGTTTATGCCAAATTTCACCTATAAAATAAAACGATGCACAACCTGCCAAGAAAACAATCACCGTTAAATATTTTTTAAGTAGTTCTTCCATAGATTACTCCAAAGAAATGAAGTTATCAGTCTTAATCTTAGAAACTCTATAATAAGTTTTAGAAGTATCAATTTCAGTCTGTCTGTCCTTAGCCATATTTGTAGCCATTACAGTAATAGTTTTAGTCAAATGCTTCATGTCTGATTCTTTGATCGTATCTAACACTGCCGCAGTCTGAACTTTTCTTGTAGTAATACCATCTTCGATAACGGCTACAAGTTCAATCTGAACTTTCTTTTCTTTTGGCAATTCAGCAATAAGACTATCACGCTTAATTGTTACTTGTGCAATAGAATCAGCACGATGATTCAAATCCGTTGCATAAATAGAATCTGCCAAAGCCTTTACATCAAGTGAATCCTTTGTTCCATCTTCAAAGACCGACATACTGTCAATAGCCAAAGCCATTGCTTGTGCCCTAGAATATGGATTCTTTGTAATGGTCTTAGTAACATTTGTTTCCATTGCCTCTGCAGAACGTTCGTCTAACCATGCTTGATAACGATGCATCAAATTAGAAGCAATAATTCCCAAACTAATAACAAATGCGATAGACACAAGTAATGCCATGATTCCAATTTTAGCATCTGTCCAAAACGGCTTCTTAATTTGCTTTTCTACTACCTTAATTTCGTCTTCGAAAACAATCTTAGGACGTTGCTCCTCAGGAATACTTCCAAAACGCTTTTTCCATTCAGCATCCAGTTTTTCTTCACGTTTCTTCTTGCGTTCTTCTTCACTAATTGGATTATGCAGGAAATTTTCTGATTCTACAGTTTCATATACTGCAGGATTAATAAACTGTAAAGTATATCCTTCGAATGCATGAGACAATTTGAATCCAGCGTCTTCTACGCCAAGTATTGCTCCAGTAATGCTATTTTCGAATGAAACTGCTTCACTGACGATAATAATGTGCTTATCGTCCTTGAACATATCCATATAGCCCTTACAAATACCAGAACGAATACGAGAAGGAATTGTAGTCCAGTCATATTCAAAGATGGTCTTATTACTCATAAGGACTACAGGAGCCGTTTTCTTTTCATCATAATAACCAAGAACATTGACGTCTTTAAATGCGTCAATACCGGTTACAGTATAAGTCCAATCATACATTGCTCCTGCTGGATTTCGTTCTGCTGTAACTTTGATTGTAAGATACTTATATTTTAAGCAACTGTTATTATCAACCATATATTAGTCCTTGATTAATGAATCATACTCTTCTGAAAGTTCGTTACTTGTTTTCTTTTTTATTGGATCTGGAAAAACTTGTTTTGTAATACCGTTAACAATTGCATTAAAAATAGCAATAATTATAATAAACGGCAATGCTACAGCCATGATACCACACGAGAATAAGTGTAAGAACAAAATTATTGACAGTTTAAGTGTAAATCGTTTATCTTCGAGGTCAAGTTTATCATACTTAAATCGGTTAAGATGTGGTTTAGAATTTGAAAGATAATATCCCAAACCAAAAGTTAACCAATAGGTCAATGTAGAAACGCCCCAAGAAATAGTAACTGGATTAAATCCAATTTTAAAAATAGCATATATCCAAAGAAAAGGAGATGCAAGCTCAGCAAGCAGCAAAATCATGAAAATGGCTTCGAAAAAAGTAAAACTATCCGAAGAACTTTCATCATAGAAGAAATGAATTGTGTATTCCTGAAATTTCTTAAACATTATTATTCCTAAAAAAATCAGATAAGATAATATTCTTAACATATAATATAGTAAAAATAGCTATATTTGTAAATAGGCGGTTTTATAAATAAACCGTTCAGGTTTCCAAAAACGTATTGTCAGACGACAGTGCAGTACGCCATAGAGGCGGAAGGGTTTTCCTTCAAAAACCCATAGCGGAGGAACATGAGATGTCATGAGACATGGATTATCCGAAGGTAAACATTAAAAATTAAAGAAGACAAAATGAATAAAAAAGAAATAAGCATTTTAAAGAAATGTTCAAAAAGTGTTTTACAATTTTCACGTTATGCAAAAATATTAACTGATCATGGTTTAGATAATTTCGAACCATATTCCTTTCAGAAAAAATTACTTAAAAAATTTTTTGACGGATTAAAACCAGAAAGTATGGGACGAAGAAATCAAATTGTTTTAGCACCAAGACAATGTGGAAAAACTACAATTATTGCAATTTATGCTCTTTGGTATATAATTTTTAATCCAGACAAATCAGTTGCAATAATGAGTCATAAATTAGATGCTGCAAAAGAAATTTTACATAAAATAAGGGAAATATACTGTAATCTCCCAGAATTTATGAGACCATTTGCAACAACTAATTGTAACGAAAGACTACAATTTGAAAATCATTCTTATATAATTGCAGTTTCTTGCTCTAGTAGTGCAGTTAGAGGACGTTCTATAGATTTATTAATAATGGATGAAGCAGCATTTATGAGAAAGTCTGATTTTGATAATTTCTTAATGTCTGTATTTCCTACACAAGCTAGCAGACGAGATGCACAGATGATTTTAATCTCTACACCTCATGGTATTGATCACGGATTCTATGAAATCTGGAAACGTGCTATCAATGGTGAAAATTCGTTTATTCCTTCTAAAATTCGATGGGATTGTGTTCCACACAGAAACGAAGAATGGAAAGAACGAATAATCCGAGAATGTGGCGATATATTCTTTAGACAAGAATATGCAGTAGAATTTATAGGAAGTAAATAAAAGAAAAGAAAAGCGGGTTAAAAACCCGCTATTTTTATTTAATTATCGTAAAGTAATCAAGAAGATCAGTTTTATCAGCACCTTCTAATTTTATAAGTCCTTTAGGAACTGATTTCAATGATTGCCTTAATTCTATCTGTTCTGCTTGTTTTATTTGTTCATTATGCCACCAGTCATCTAATTCTCGTTCTTTTTTCTTAAGAAACCGTGAATTATACCTACAACCATAGTCTCCATTTTTATCTTCGGTTATCATGTCTTCAGCATTACTGCCAAAGATTCCACAGGTCCAATCACTTTCGTCCCATGAATCTACATAACAGTATGGACAATCACAACACCGCATTATTTTCTCTTCTTTTTAGCTTTCTTCTTTTCTAATGATTCTTCATATTTCTTAAGAATATTCAAACGACTTTGAACTTTACCTCTTTTACTTCTTTCAAGTTCCAAATTTTCAAGTGCACTGACTACATGATAATAATCATCATCGTTATTTTGTTCAAACTGCTTTAAATTCAAACCAGCATCGAGACACTTGATCATTTCCTTAAAATCTGCGTCAATATAATTAAACATAATAAATTGAACAGCAGGTGTAGTAAAATAATGTTTGGTCGTTTTTTCATTTGCACAAAACTGATTAATATTATACATCGGAACTAATCCGTTTTTTGC